GGCCTACAAGCAGGGTAACTACCTCCTGATTTTTTAGACTTACGTCCACAGGGCCCTCCAGTTTTACAATTTATCCATCCCTTAAACTTCTTACCAGTCTTAGGATCCGTACCACCTCTTTTAAACCACTGACGTAGTGAGTCGCTAGCTTCATTAAGATAGTATTCAACTAACTTATCAAACTCACTCATTTTTTCTTCCAAATTTTTCCTTTTCTACACCTTACTATAGCACCGGATTTATAAGCAGAAGTTTTATTTCCATATACTGAATCAGCTTTCCTTTTACATCTATCCTCTGCTTCTTCTTCTTTATACCCCTTCTTCTTATAATCTTCAATTTCCTTTTTATTACCAGGAGGTAACTTCACCCCTAACTTCCCATCTGGACTTCTTAACCTTACATGCTTTGCAAACTCTTTTTCAACTTTATCAGCATATTTTTTTGAAAACTTTTGCTTTACTTGGTTATCTTCTTCACCCTCTGGCAACATACGCTTTTGAACTCTTTTTTTCTTTTTTCCTAATGGCTTAGCTATTACCGCTGAACCTGTATTATACCCATCTTTTGAATTAGGGTCGTTAGCAGTATATATACCACCGCGCACTGAAGAGCCATCACCGAGAGCACCGGTGCCAACATCTTCGTTAATTAATCTATAAAAATATTTAGCAAATTTAGAAGTAGAATTCATACTACTTATATTTATAATATAACGGTGGAATTACTTCAACAATATATAGAAGAAATAGGTAAAGACTTAGTTTTAGATGATTTTAACTTAAAAGAATCACAATTAAGATTACCTGCTCGTAAGCATTATTGGGTAGCTAGACTTATTGAAGCAAAAGTAGAGCGTAATAAACTAATTTCTAAGAAGAAAGCACTTAAAAAAGAGGTAGTTAAACAAGTTATACGAGATTCACCTATTAAAATTACTCAATCTTCAGCTGAAGCAGCAGCAGAAAATCATAATAGTCTAAGCAAACTAAATGATGCTATAAGAGAAAGGGATATGATTATCGAATACCTTGAAAAAGTTGAGAAGATTATGTCATCTATGGGTTATGAGATTAAAAATATAGTTGAAATACAGAAAATGGAACAATTGTAATGATTGAGTTTGAATATATACGTGCTACAGGAAAGCTTAGAACTATATGTTCTGATAGTTCTTTGTTTGATAAAATACGCGAGCACTTTTCAGTAGAAAATACAGGAGCTCGATTTGCTAGAAGATACTCTAGATTTGTACCAAGAAGAAAATATGCTATATCTAACACCGGTGTTAGTGATTTAGGTCTATATTGGGAGATAAGACAATATCTAATTAAAGAGCAAATAAAAGTTGATATTAATATTTCAACAGAATTACAAGAAGCTTTAGATGTAGGTATTAATAAAGAGTTATTTACTGAATTTGAGTTTAAGTTAAGAGAGTATCAAGAAGAAGTAGTTAAAAAAGCATTAAAGGTAGGTAGAGGTACCTGCGTATTAGGTACCGGAGCTGGTAAAACTTTCACCACAGCTGCGCTTATAGAAAACTATTTTAGAAACTGTAAAGATAAAGACGTTTTTAAGTGTATAGTATTAGTACCTGATTTGGGTCTAGTAACTCAAACGTATAATGAATTTTTAAACTGTGGTACATCGTTCAAGCTAACCAAATGGACTGGTAAGAACAAACCTGATTTAACCGCCAATGTTATTATTTGTAATATTGGTATAGTTCAGAGTCAGTTTGAAGATAGTGACTGGATGAAATATGTTGATTTACTTATAGTTGATGAGTGTCATAAAGTTAAAGCAACAAATAAAATTAGTAAAATTATTGCTAAGATAAAAACTAAAAATAAGTACGGTTTTACAGGAACTCTACCAGAAGATCAATTAGATAAATGGTCTATCATCGGTAAACTGGGACCAGTTATATATGAGAAATCAAGTTATGAGCTAAGATTAGAAGATTACTTAGCTAATGTAGTGGTTAAGGTGGTTAATATCGAATATAAAAACCACCCTATATATGAAGGTGTTGATGGTTATAGAGCTGAATTAGACTATATCTATGAAAGCGATAAAAGGAATACGTTTTTAACTCAGTTATGTAGTAAGTTAGAAAACAATACTCTTATACTAGTTAACCATATTTCTCATGGTGTAAATTTATCCGAATACCTTACACAGTGTGAAGATAAGCAAGTTTATTTTATTAGAGGTGAAGTAGAAGTAGATACTAGAGAAGATATAAAGAGAATAATGGAGAAAGAAACCAACGTTATATGTGTAGCAATGAGTTCTATCTTCTCTACCGGTGTTAATATCAAGAATATACATAATATTATTTTCGCTGCTGGTGGTAAATCTTTTGTAAGAACAGTACAGTCTATTGGAAGGGGTCTTAGAAAACATGATTCAAAAGACAAGTTAGTTATATTTGATATATCCGATAGACTTCGGTACGGCATACGTCATAGCGAAAAAAGAAAAGAAATTTATCAGCGTGAAAAGATAAAGTATGTTGAAAAGAACATTAGTTGAATAACTTAAAATTTAACCTATAATTATATACAATGGCTAAATCCAAGAAAAAGACAGAATATTATATTGAGCCTAAGGTATTTAAAGAGTCATTAAGAAAATATTACGATTCAGATATCCTTACAGATGACTTAGCAGAAAATATTAAAAAGATTGCTTACGGTTTAAGTTATAACTCAAACTTTATTAACTATACATATAAAGATGATATGATTGGCGATGCATTAGTTAAGATGTATGCAGCGCTTAAACATAAAAAATATAAGTTTGAAAGTAATTCTAATCCGTTTTCTTATTTTACTACTATAGCATTTAATGCGTTTATTAATAGAATAAAGAAAGAGAAAAAACACCACGAAGCTATTTCTAATTATAAAGAGAAAGTTTACGAGGAGTATATGTCTAATCCGGATTATACTGGCGGAGGGGTTGTTTACGTCAAACCGGTAGATGAAGAAGATGACTTGTACAATCAGTAAGCCTAAGTTTGCTATATTTTCAGATCTTCATTTAGGTGTTCATTCAAATAGTACAGAATGGCATAATTACGCTATTGAGTGGGCTAAATGGTTTAAAGATGAATGTAAAAAGAAAAATATTAAAGATTTAATATTTTGTGGAGACTGGCATCATAACAGAAGTGAAATATCAGTTAATACTTTACAAGTATCGGCCGATATCTTAGATATTCTTTCTGGGTTTAATATTATAGCTATTACCGGGAATCATGATATTTACTATAAACATCGAACTGATGTAAATTCTCTATCTATTTTTAAGAGACGTAAAAATGTTACTATTTTAGATAAACCGGTTACAATTGAATCATTTGATAAGACTATAACGTTTTGTCCGTGGAATACAAATCCAAAGGATATACCCGAGAGTGATATTATCTTTGGTCATTTTGAAATTGAAACTTTTAAAATGAATTCTTACAAGGTATGTGAAGAGGGTGTTAAAGTAAAGGACTTACTTAAAAAAGGTAAGATGGTTATATCTGGACATTTTCATACTAGGCATGAAAAAAAGTTCGGTAGAGGTACAATTCTCTATTGCGGAAATCCTTTTCAGATGGATTTCGGTGATGCGGGTAATAAGAAAGGCTTCTATGTTTTAGATTTAGATAAAATGGAGTATGATTTTACTCCAAACAATATTTCACCTAGTTACATGAAAGTTACTCTAGGTGAGTTAGTAAGAGAGGGTAGCTTTACTAAAAATGTTATTGATAGAGTATCTAATAATATAGTTAAACTAAAAGTTGATATGAATATATCTCAGGAAGATATGGATATACTTCTTAAAAAGTTAAACCTTTTAAAGCCAAAAAATTTAACTGTAGATTATGATATAAATTTTAATCGATTAATAGATAATGTTGAGGATAAAGAAGATTTGTCTGGTATCGATATACCTCAAGCTATTGAAGAGTTTATTAATTTACTTGAAATTGAAAATAAAAAGGATATTATAGATTATACTTTATCTTTATATGAAAAGAGTCGACTTTAAAAAAGTAACCATAGTTAATTTTCTGTCAGTCGGTGAAGAGCCTGTTTCGGTTGAGTTTACGAAAGGGTTACATGTGATAACTGGTAAAAATAAGGATAAGCCAGATAGAAGAAATGCTATTGGTAAGAGTACTATAGCTGATTCTATCTATTTTGCCATCTTTGGTGAAACGCTAAGGGAAATTAAAAAGGATCTTATACCAAATAACTTAACTAACGGTAAGACGCATGTAGAGTTAGATTTTGAAGTTACTACAAATAACGGTACTAACGAATATAAGATAATTAGAAATTTATCTCCCTCTAAAGCTTTTATTTTTAAGGACGGTATAGATAAAACTCGTGATAGTATTAGTAATACTACCAAATATATTGCACAAATTTTAAGTGCTTCGCAAGCAATATTTCAAAACTGTGTTATTATGACAGTTAATAATGCTGTACCTTTTATGGCTAAAAATAAAATCGAAAAACGAAAGTTTATAGAAGATATTTTTGGTATGGAGGTATTTAGTACCATGCTTACTACTCTAAGAAACGAGTATAATGAAATTAAAAGAGAGCATGATACCGAGTTAACTAAATTAGATGAAGTATCTAAAAGTCTTAAAAACTATTCTAATCAGAAAGATAAACTCTTACAAAAACGTAAAGATAAAAAAGAGTTATACCAATCTAGACAAGCTAATAACAAAAAAGAACTAGAAAAGCTTGTTGAAGAGATTCAAAACTATGAAGAAATAAATGTAGAAAATATACAAAACTCTATTGATAGTTTAAATGAACGTTTAGAAGATTGCGAAACTAAGATGAGTGATGATATTAGTCAAATTAGTTCTGAAAAAGCAAAAGTAAAGTATAAGAAAGAGCAATATAAAAAGATTGGTACTGATGAAGAGATATGTCCTGTATGTTTAAGAAGTATTGAGGAGCATGACCAAGATCTTATTTTAAAAGAAAAGGAAAAGCTTAAAAGTTCGATAGAACTTATGGTTGAATCTATTGCTTCTTGCTTAGAAAACTTAGATGAACTTAAAAAGAGGAAAGTTAAAATTCTTTCTGCTATTACTGCTTGTCATAATAAAATCGCAGAAGCTAAAGTTACGCTACAAAAAAGAAAAGGTACTAAAGAGAGAGTAAGTCAACTAGAAGAATGGTTAGATGAACTAAAAATCGATCTTGAAGCAGTTGAATCTACTGAAACTGATTTTGATAATTTAATAGTTGATACTAAAAAACGTTTCGATAGTTTAGAAAATACAGTAAAGGAATATAGAGATCAAATATCTACTTTAGATATAGTAAAGTTTGTAGTCTCTGAAGAAGGGGTAAAGTCTTATATTGTTAATAAGTTACTTGAATTACTAAATGGTAAGTTATTGCATTATCTTAAAAGGTTAGATTCAAACTCTATTTGTATCTTTAATGAATATTTTGAAGAAGAAATTTTAAACGAAAAGAATAAAATTTGCTCTTACTTTAATTTTTCTGGAGCTGAACGTAAGTCTATTGACTTAGCATGCTTGTTTACCTTTTCAGATATTAGACGTCTACAAGGAGGTGTGCAATATAATATAGCTATATATGATGAGTTATTTGATTCTTCTTTCGATGAAAAGGGTATTGAGTTAATAACTGAAATTCTAAGAGATAGAGTAGAAGAGCTCGATGAATGCTCGATAGTTATTTCCCATAGAAAAGAATCTATTAAAGCTGTCACTGGCGATGTTATATATCTTGAGAAAGAAAATGGTATAACGAAGCGTGTAGATTATAAAGAAATGTAATGTAAATAAGTGCGATGTTTAATCCAAATCCTTCTCCATGGCAACCATCTCCAATAGCAGCGCCTTTTGCTAGCGTGCCTATACAAGCTCCACCGCAGCAAGAAATAAAGCCTAAGGAAGCAGAACTACCAAGATTTGTAAATTTTTTAGCTGATTACTCAGGTTGTGGCCACTGGAGAATAATATGGCCTGAATATGTTATTAACATGACAGGTATAGGTATGTCCCAATCAACTACAGCAATGGTAGCTGATCCAAGATGGTATCAAAATGTTAAATGTGTAAAAGTTCAAAGACAAGCTTCTACAGCTCAAAAAGCATTTATAAACCATCTTAAAAATATTCAGCAAGAACATAACTTTAAAATTATCTACGAAGTAGATGATGTTGTCTTTAGAGAAGATATCCCCGACTATAATAAATTCAAATTTGCTTTTGATACTGAAGAAATAAGAAACAACTGTATTGAAATAATTAATATGGTTGATGAAGTTACTGTAACATGTGACTTTATGAGAAGGTTATATCAAGAAAGGACTGGTAAAAAAGAAATTACTGTTATACCAAACTTTATGCCTAATTTTTGGATGGGTAATATTTTTAATAAAAGAAAGGTTCAACGTAATTTTACCAAAAATAAACTTAGACCGAGAATTTTATATACAGGCTCCGGAGCTCATTATGACGTGGATAATAAAACGGGCGGTGTAGATGATATGTATGGTATTAGAGATATTATACGTAAAACGGTAAACAAATACCAATGGGTTTTTGTTGGAGCTTTCCCTCCGCAGTTAGTAGATTTAGTACAGTCAGGTAAGATAGAGTTTCATCAATGGAGAGACCTACTATCCTACCCTGCTTTTATTGATAGTTTAAACGTGCAACTTATGGTAGCTCCATTACAAGTCAATAACTTTAATAATGCTAAGTCAGACATTAAGTTTTTAGAAGCATGCACCTTGGGCATTCCATGTTTATGTCAAGATATGGAAACCTACCATACAGCTCCTAGTTCTCTTAAGTTTAAAACACCAGAAGAGTTTGAACAAAAAATACATAGTATACTTCATCCTAAAAACAGAGCTAAATATTTTTCAAACATCGATAAGTTAAGGTCTATAG